ATACTGATGCTATAACGGGCACTACTGGTAAAGATGGAAACTTTAGTGAAGTACAGCTGGGAGATATACAGGTTAAATATAATACTGATAGTCAAGGCACTGGTTCTGTTAATAATATCTTGGACGTTTATCCGTGGTTACAAAGTTATTTAGGAGCATATCTTTTAGGTGGTGCTGGTAGTTTTCAACTTAGAGTGGTAAGAGGATAATGGCAGGACAATTAGACACAGCATTTAAACAGATTGCAAAACAAATAGTAGCTGATCTTGGTAACTCTTTTGATACCACTATTACTTATACAAAGAAAGCTTCTGGGAGTTATAACACCAGTACAGGTGCATATACAACGACTGATACAACTTTTGCTGATATAAAAGTTCCAATAGAATTTATAAAATCAGAAGAAGATGAAGGTAAAGAGATGAGACAGGCAAAATTATACATAACGCCCGATTTAATAGGTGATAATCAAGTGGATTTTGATGATGAGATTACATTAAGTTATGCAGG